AACAGTCAGGAGGTCTAGCGATGGCTGTTCATACGTCTCCATATGGACAGCCTACTTAGCCGCGAACAACCGGCACCATCCACGAACGACCGCCTGGCACCGTGCTGGTGGTCAAGCATCCAAGCATTGATACCAAGTGAGGAAGGACCGACAAGGGCGACTTAATTGCGCTTCCGCTAGAAGCACCATCGCGCCATTCCAGTTCCATCACGTCCAGCTTTAGACGCTTCAAATCCTTGTTTGGCACGCCTGGTACTAGCTCGCCGGTGCCGCTAGCAGCAGTGCCGCCAAGCCCTGTGATTAGCGCAGGATTGCCAAGCAGCGCCTCTGCTAAATCAAAAGTGGCCAGTTCCACCTCGCGGGGCACCGTAGTGGCGTCGTATGACTTCTCACTACATTGGGCATCCTTCCTTGGCCATGACAACGGCTGCCCCGCTACCGCCCGTGTGCCAATCCAGCCAAGGGTTTCCAGCTGCCGCGTTGCCTGAATCAAGGCGTTTTCTTGCTGCGCCAGTGGGATCAAAGGATCGGACCACTTCAGCGTGCCCAGCATGGTGCCAGCGATTGCGTCAGCTTCTAGCACTGACAGATAGCTGTTATCGACAGTTGAACCACCTAGCTTTGCAAGCGACATCGCCTTTTGGCCTAGGTTCCCCCGCGCAAATTGATCGCAGCTTCCAGAGTCAGCTTGCCGTCTACGAAGTCTTGCCCCAGTTTTTTGCCCAAGATCGCCGTTGCTGTTGACGGGTTACTGCGCAGCCAAGCCTCAGTGGCCTTCTTTGTTGGTGCGATCTCAGCGGTTTTGCTATCCCCCTCAGCGGGTCGCGTCTGGCTAAAAAAACTCTCAGGCAACAGCACGCAACGACAATTTGGGTGAGGACTCTGCTTTACGTAGTCCATCGGATACCGTTTGCCATCACGCCCCATGCAGGTAGCGCAAACTCGGCTATCAAGCATGGCTGACCACACCTGCTGATTATCCTCTTGCCACTTGGGGCTCGTCTCAATCTGCCAAAGCAGCTGCTGAGCAATGCTGCCCGTATCCTGCACGCCGCTAGTGATAATTGCTTGTACGTGGCGTTCTGTTGGCTTTATCACCGCGTCCGCAAACACTTTGCCAACGTCATCAGGGAACAACCCAAGCACTCGACTGAGCTTGTCTGCCACAGACTGCGGCAGCCTGTCTACTAACAACTCGCCCCATGGCACACCGTTCACAATCACTTGTCCCATTGCCTGACGAGTAACCGCAGCAGCTGCTAGCCCGCCTGTTGTGGTTGCCCCGGTGCTAGCCACTACCTGCCGCGCCAAGCTCAGTTGTTGCCCAACAAACTCTTGCATTAGCTCACTGGCTTGCATTGTCTGCATCAGTGGCGCCGCGTAATTTTGCTGCATATAAACTTCAACGGCTGACCTCAGCTCCCGGATGCGGGCAGCACGATTTGGGCCAATTTCGGTCAGACCGTAGACATCAATCTGACCGCGCACCCAGCCCAGGGCTTCGCGCAATCGCTTCAGCGCGTACCTAGTCAGCTTTTGTTCTAGCTTGCGCTGCTTGATTGCCTGCGCCAAAAATTGCTCAATATCCAAGGCGTTTCCACTCCTGCTCAAAATACCGAGCCATAGGAAACTCAGTCTGCAGCACGGGGCTGATCCAGTCACGCCCTGGCAGTCGCTGACCAGTCTTTGTGACGTACCCAGTCAAGATCAACGAGCTATACGGCGTGTTCCATGTAAACAGGCATGTTGTCGCGTTCAGCATAGCTCGCTCTTGCGACTGCTTAAATGCTCCTGTATCAACGATGTTCCGAGGGCTGGTAACGACCTGCTTGTTTTGGCGGATTGTCACGTTTGGCCACTCATAAACGGCCGCATCTATTGATTCCTTGAACTTCGGGAACACTTCAGTGCAATACTTGCCAAAAACAAAACGAGCCCGCTGCACAAGCTGAGGCCCGTTCCATTTGCTAATGTCAACCTTAGCGTTAATCTTCACCGCAAATTATCTCCGTGATTGCCCGCCTTAGCAGCATATTGTTATAATGAAGCTGGCCAATCATAATCGCTAACTGCTCGCGCGGCAGTGTCATGGCAAGCCGCCTGGTAGTTTCCAACGCTAACTCTTGTTCAAGAGTCATCCTCGGGCCAACGCCAGGCGCTTTTGCCATCGTCTCATTCCTTTAGAAAGTGCCGCAGTCGATTGTGCCAATGCCAATGAACAAGTTAGTGCCAGACGCAGCACCCATGTTCGAAGACTTAGTGGTCGGCGCTGTCGTGGTGCCAATGGTTAGGCCATCCTCTACGGTCAGCGTCCGCGCAGCCAGCACATAGTCAGAAGACAGATCAGGAATATCTGCCTTAGCCAGTGCGCGGAACGACGGCACCGCATTAGCGCCAGTTGCAGGGCCCGCCAGAATCGTGTTGGCTGCTTCCGCTGCTGACGTGATAGCAATCGTGCCGCTAGTCGTAACAGGGCTGCCAGTTACGGTCAGCCACGAGGGCACTGTTACAGCAACGCTCGAAACCGTGCCGCCACCACCACCAGAAGGCAGCACCACCCAAGTCGTGCCGTCATAGATCCAGCTGCCGCTAACGCCTGACGCGGAACCAGAAACAACGCAGATATCACCAGCATTTAGCGAACCAGCCGCTGCAATGCCGCCAGCTGCTGCGCCCTTGTTAATAAGCGCGGCTGTGATCTTAAGCGCTGTAGTGGCACCAGTCGCAGCTGTGACATCAGTATCAGCAAGCGAATAGACCTTCGCCGTGTTTGGCGTTTTATTGACCCACTTTGACGCGGTGTTGTCCCACGCCAGTAGCTGACCGTTTGTGGGCGTTGTAATGGTCGTATCGGTCAGCTTGCTCAACGGCAGGTTGGTAAGCGTGCCGGCGCCAAAATCAATGTTGCCGCCAAAGACCGTGTTGCCGTTAAAGGTCTGCGCACCTGTCCAGGTGTTAGCAGTGCCTAAATTGGCAAATTTCCCAGGGCCGGCAATGGCAACGACTGACGTCGCAGTGCCGCCAGCACCGCTCCCCTTGCCGTAGTAAAGCGTGTCGTCCTGCTCGTTAAACGCAAGTTCACCGTTGAGCAGAGTCGCCGGCGCGCCTGCAGCCCCACCAGCTGCACGACGCTTAATCCGAATGTTGGTGGCCATCTGCGACGGGGCGCTGTACTTGGCCTAGGTTTCCGTCAAAAATTACCGCCGTCTGTAATGCGGTTTGCCGCCCAAGTCATAGCGGTCGCGTCCCATTGCAGCAGGTCTAGGTTTTGAACGCCTGGGGGCAGTGACGTTGTAGGCGGTGCAGCGCTAACTGTTCCATCGCTAGCCACGGTCAAGTTGGCGCCAATCTTGATACCACCCAGGGTGGTATTGGTTGCAATGCCAAGCGCTGCGGTAGTCCGAACTAACGTGCCACCTTCCTTGACGTACAGCGCGTCTTCATCAAAGGCGTAAGCGATCTCGCCTTCCTGAATCGAAGCCAGGTTGGCCAGCAGGTCTGCCTTGTTGCCGCGTGCAACGCAGATCGGTGTACGTGGAGATGGAACCGGCACCGCGCTCTTTGCCTATTGGCCTAGGTTTCCGTTTAGAGGGGCACTGCGATCACGCTGTATCCCTGGCGAATTAGGCGACGCTTGAGGTCGCGCACCTGTTCAGGAGCGCAATCAATGATCGGCACGAAGCTATGCGGCCGCATTGACACCGGCAGCCGTTCGCTGGGCTCCAGATAAAGCCTGATCACGCCCACCACAAGCCTCACGCCGGGCAAACCCAGTCTAGGCAGGCACAATAGGGGCAGGTCCATCTACTTCCCTATGGCCACCAAAAAACCAGCCCCTGAAAAGACTGTTGAGCAGCCTGTAGACGACGCCCCGGCACCAGAGCCTGTCGTTGAGGCAAAACCTGCTACGCGCCCGCTAACGCTTGACCAGATGCAGGTAATCGCTGCATTGAACGCTGGCGTCGAAAGCTAAAAAAAGGGGGCCCCGAAGGGCCCCGAACATTCCAGGTAGCAGTCTGGCTCAGGGAGAGACGCCGCCGAAAGGAGTGTTGACGAACAGGCGCACGGCGTCGATCATCTGAGGCTTGGTATAAA